TTCCTGCCTGCGATCTACGCCGCCGATCCCGAAGACGACTGGACGAAGGAAGAGACCTGGCGGAAGGCAAACCCGAACCTCGGCGTGAGCGTGAAACTCGACGACCTGCGGGTGCGGTGCAAGCGTGCCCAGGACATGCCGAGCGAAGAGAACACCTTCCGGCGGCTGCACCTCAATCAGTGGACCGAGCAGGACACGCGGTGGCTGCGGATGGAACATTGGGCGCAGGGGAACGAACCGTGCCCGGTGATGCTTGACGGCCGGGAATGCTTTGCGGGCCTCGACTTGGCGAGCACGTTCGACACCACCTGCTTTTGCCTGCTTTTTCAGCTTGAGGATGGCCGCTTTTGGGTGGAACCGCACTTCTGGATTCCAGAGGAGAACATGCGGGAACGGGTGAAACGGGACCGCGTGCCCTACGACCAGTGGGCGAAGGAGGGGAAGTTGCACCTGACGCACGGCAACGTCACTGACTTCGACCAGGTGCGGGCCGACATCATGGCTCTGACCAAGAAGTACAACATCCGGCAGGTGGCGATTGACCGCTGGAACGCGACCCAGCTGGCCACGCAACTGCAAGGCGATGGGGTCAACGTCGTAGGCTTTGGGCAAGGTTACGGCTCGATGAGTTCCGCAGCGAAGGCCCTTGAGGCGGCCTGCGTGGCGGGGCGACTGCACCACGGCGGGCATCCCGTCTTGGCGTGGCAGGCGTCGAACGTGGCAATCCAGCAGGATCACGCCGGAAACATCAAGCCCAGCAAGGCGAAGAGCAACGAACGCATCGACGGCATCGTGGCGTTGACGATGGCCCTCGGCATCCACGCGACGGCAACCGCCCCGCCGCCCGAGCAATCCTGGGACATCATCACGCTATGAGTGACCTTCTCGCCGATCACCGGATGCTCGAGCTCCGCGGCATTGACTGGTCCGAGGTGAGCAGCAACCGGACGCCTTCCGGCATCCGCGTCACCGCAGACAATTCGATGGCCTGCTCGGCCTACACGGCCTGCATCCGGGTCATCTCTGACGCCGTCTCGTCGTTGCCGCTCCACGTCTACGAGCGGCTGGCCAACGGCGGCAAGGCCAAGGCCGCTACGCATCCGGTGTACCGGCTCCTGCACATGCAGCCGAACCCGTGGCAGACGGCGCAGGAGTTCCGGGATTGGATGACCGGCATGTACCTCCACTACGGTGCGAGCTACGCCGAGATCCGACCTGGTGCTCGAGGTGCGATCTCGGAGCTGTGGCCGCTGCACAGTTCCCGCATGGAGTGCGAGCGGCTTGAGAACGGCACGCTGCGGTATCTGTACCGCGAGCCCAACGGCCGGCAGACCGTGTATTCGCAGGAGCAGATCTTCGCCCTGCGGTTTACGACCGAGGACGGCGTGCGGCCGATCCCGACGTACAAGATTTTCCAGAACGCCATCGGCTTGGCCCAGGCGTTGGAGGCCCACGGCTCGACCTACTTTGGCAACGGTGCCCGGCCCGGCATCGTGCTGGAGTCGGAAAACCCGATCCCGGCCGAGGCGGCCGAGCGGCTCCGCGAGCAGTGGGAGCGGATGCACCGGGGCAGCGACCGGGCGTTTCGCACGGCGGTGCTGCCCAACGGCGTGAAGGCCCACGAGCTCAGCGGCAGCAACGAAGCGGCCCAGTTCCTTGAGACGCGGCAGTACCAAGTGATTGAGATCTGCCGGGCGTTCCGCGTGCCGCCCCACATGATTCAGGATCTCACCCGCTCGACCTACTCGAACATTGAGGTGCAGGGGACCGAGTTCGTTCAGCACTGCCTGCTGCCTCACCTAAAGCGGTGGGAAGCCGCCATCAGCCGCGACCTGATCGTGGACGACGAGACGTACTTCGCGGAGCACAGCGTAAGCGGCCTGCTTCGTGGCGACCACGCGAGTCGGTCGGCGTACTACGTCTCGGCCCTGCAAAACGGGTGGTTGACGATCAACGAGATCCGCGAGCTCGAGAACCTCAATCCCATTGGGCCTGACGGCGACAAGCACTTCGTGCAACTGAACATGACCACGCTCGATCACGTTGGTGAGAGCCTTGCCGATCAAGCAGACTCGCCTGCCGAGCCAATGGACGGCACGCCAGAAGACGCCGCCGAAGACAGTACGCAGCCAGCTAACCAAGTCGAAGGCATGGCATCAACTAATGACCTGCAGCAGCAGGCTCTCAACGGCGCTCAGGTTTCGTCGCTTCTTGAGATCGTCGCAAGCCTGTCCGCTGGACTGCTTACCGCAGAGGGAGCCAAGGCTTTGATTTCTGGCGCGTTCCCCACCATGCCGGAATCCACCGTTGACAGCATCATCGCGGGCGTGAACGAAGGCGTCATGCCAGTACAGACTGAACCGACCGGAGGAAACACAAATGGAAATTGAACGCCGCTGCCTGACGGTAGACGAAGCCCCTGAGTGCGAGCTGATGATCGAGACGCGATCCAGCGGACGCGAGGCGATCCGTGGGCTGGCGGTGCCCTACAACCGGCTTTCCCTCGACCTCGGTGGCTTTCGGGAGCGAATCCTGCCCGGTGCCTTCGACAAGGTGCTGAACCGCCAGCGGGGCAAGGGCGAGATCCTGAGCTACTACAACCACAACAGCGACATGCTGCTTGGCCGGGAGTCGGCTGGCACGCTCGAGATCATCGCCGACGATCGTGGCATTTCGTATGTCGTGGAGCCGCCGGATACCTCGGCGGGCCGTGACGTGCTGGCCCTGGTGCGTGCTCGCCTGCTCACTGGCAGCTCCTTCGCGTTCACTGTGAGCCAGCGTGGGGAACGCTACACGACCGACGAATCAGGCAAGGCCATCCGCGAGATCGTGGAGGCTTCGGGCCTGTACGAAGTTGGCCCGGTCAACGTGCCGGCCTACGGCAGTGCTACGACTGCGGTGGTGTCCCGGCGGTCCTACGAGGCGTGGCTTGCATCGCAGGCCACTCCCGAGCCTGCGGCCCAGGCGGACCGCTCGCGTTCGGCCCTGCGGGGCGTCGCCGCCGCCTGGGCCGCCATTCTCCGGCTGAAGCATGTCTGAGCCACGCTGCACATGCGGTGAACGTCTTCGGACCCGCAGCAGCCGCGCGTGCGGCGACGAGCGGCAGCGGTATCTGCGTTGCCCACGGTGCGGACAGCGTGCGGTGGCGTTTGTGAAAACAACACTTTCCGCAATCCGCTTCTGCAAGGCTCCACGCCCGTAGTGGCATCGTGGATTCCATCGGCAATACCGCCGGCGGAGATCACATACGTGGACAACCTCAAGAAGCTTCAGGACGAGGCCGTTACCCTCGCCGACCGGATCGACGCCGTGCGGGCGATCGAGAGCACCGACGCCGACAAGATCGCGGAGCGTGACCTCGAGCTCGAGACGCTCAACGCTTCGGCCGAGAAGCTCGCCAAGAAGATCGACTTTGAGAAGTCGGTCGCCGAGTCGGCGAAGAACCTGCGGGCGGTCGTTGACCGCTGTGCCCCGGCTCCCGAGGTGACCGAGGAGCGGAGCGAGAAAGTCCGCGTCGGGGCGGTCCCGTTCTCGGGCCGGCTCCGTGCGTTCGAGAAGGCCGAAGATGCCTACAAGGTGGGCATGTGGTTCAAGGCCAAGGCCGGCGACGCCGACGCGAAGCGGTGGTGCCAGGATCACGGCGTTGAGGCTCGTGCCATGGGTTCCACCTCGGCGAACAGCGGTTCGTCTGCGGTGCCCGACGTGCTTTCTTCGACCGTCATTCGTCTGGTCGATCAGTATTCGGCTTTCGCTCAGAACGCCACCAGCGTGACGATGCCGAGCGACGTGCTCCTGTTCCCGCGTCGGACGGGCGGCACGACGGCCTACTGGGTGGACGAGAACGTGGCCATCACCGCCAGCGACCCGACCATGAATCAGGTCACGCTGACGGCGAAGAAGGTGACGGGTGCGGTGGTCGTTGCGAGCGAACTGCTCCAAGACTCCATCGTGTCAATCGCCGACTTCGTGGCTGCGGAGCTTGGTCTGTCGCTTGCCAACGCCGTTGAGGCGGCTGCGTGGAGCGGCAATCCGAGCAACGCCCCCGGCGTCGCTGGCCTCGTCACGTCTCACGCTGGCGGTCTGATCAAGCAGACCAGCAGCGCGTATGACTACGCGGCCTCGCTCGTGACGGCTGCCGGTGACACCCCGGACGAAGTGACCAAGGCCAACCTGCTCGCGATGATGGCTGCGGTTCCGCAGCACTCGCGTCAGGGTGCCAAGTGGTTCTGCTCGCCGTTCTTCTTCGCCACCTGCATGCAGGCCCTCGATTTGAACCAGGGCGGTTCGGTCGGCCTGTCGCAGGGCATGGGCCTCACCTTCCTCGGCTCGCCGGTGGTTCTCACCGACCGGCTCCCGAGCGGTGCGGACTCGACGGGCGTGGTGATGGCGCTGTACGGCAACATGGCCAACAGCTCCTACTACGGCATCCGGCAGGGCATCGAGATCGCGTCCAGCGATCAGGTGAACTTCCTGTCGGATCAGACGGTGATTCGGGCCGTGGCTCGCGTGGCGATCACGCATGCCAACCTGGGCACCTCGTCCGTCGCCGGGCCGATGATCGGCCTCGTGGGTGCGTGAGCCTGACGGCTTGACGTGACGTGCAAACTAGGCGGGCCGCTCCACTACGGGGCGGCCCGCTCTCGTTTGCGAGGTCTGCATGATCGTCAAAGTCGGGAACACTGATTGCGACATCCGGGTGGAGGCCGTCATGAGCGTGCCTCGGCTCGGCTTCATGGACAACTTCTACAGTTGGGCCCAGGTGCTGATGCCGCTGGGCATCCGGCCCACCAAGGTCACCGGAGCCTTTTGGGGGCAGTGCTTGCAACGGGTCTGCGAGCAGTTCGTGGACCAGTGCGAATATCTGCTGACCATCGACTACGACACGTTCTTCACCCGCGAGGACGTAGAGCAGCTCTTTGCATTAGCGATGACATTCCAGTGCGACGCCATCACCGGGCTGCAAACCAAACGGGAGGACGGGCGGCCGATGCTTACGCTAAAGGGCACGCTCGACAACCCGCCCGAGGACGGCAAGACCAGCCTGCCCATGAGCTGGTTCGCCGAGCCCGTGCAGGAGGTGGACACGGCGCACTTCGGCTGCACGGTCATCAGCACGGCCGCCCTCAAGCGGACGCCGAAGCCGTGGTTCTGGGAGCAAGCCGATCCGCAGGGCGGTTTCGGTGAAGGCAGAACTGACTCCGACATTGGATTTTGGAAAAGCTTCCGCAAGGCCGGAAACCGCGTCTACGTCTCGCCTCGCATCGTTCTCGGCCACGGGGAATACATGGTGACGTGGCCCGGCAAAAAGCTCGATAAGCCGGTTTTCCAATACAGCACCGAGTTCGCCAACACGATGAAACGCCCGGAAACTGCATGGAGTGTGCCCGAATGAAGAAACTGAGATTTGTAAGGTCGTGGCGTGCGTATCGCATCGGGCAGGTGGTTGAGATTCCAGGCGGGCTCGCGGCCGAGCTCGTCGCCCGCAAGGTTGCCGTCGAAGACCGCCAGGCCGAGTTCATCGAAACGGCAGCTGTCGATCCCGAAGTCGAGACGGCAGACGCCACGCCCAAACGGAGACGCCGCCGGTGAGGTTCCGCAGCATCACCCGCACGACGCAGCCGACGATCGAGCCGGTCACGCTCGCCGAGGCAAAGCAGCACCTCCGGGTAGACAGCAACGAAGACGACGCCTACATCGCCGGGCTCGTGCGGGCGGCCCGTGAGTGGGTCGAGGAGTACCTCGACCGCACGCTGATCCTGACCCAGTGGACCGTGCGAGGCGACCGCTTTCCGCCCGACAGCACGGACGAGGTCGAACTGCCGCATCCGCCGATGGCGACCGCAGGCACGGCCACGGCCATCAGCGTGACCTACACGCTCGAGGACGGCACCACGGCGGCCTACAGCACCAACCTGTTCCGGGTGGACCGCCACAGCACGCCGGGCGCGGTGAAGCCGCTGTACGGCCAGACGTGGCCTCCGCACCGCCAGGACGACAACTCGCTGGCGATTACCTACTGGGCCGGGTACGGGGCCAACTCGACCGACGTGCCGCAGGGCATCAAGAACGCCATGCTGCTCTACGTCACCGAGCTCTACGAGAAGCGTGGCAACGGCGAGCCGCCGGCCGCCGCCAAGGCCCTTCTCGACGCCTATCGGTGGGGCTCCTACACATGATCGACCCCGGCAAGCTCCGCGAGCGTGTCACGGTCCAGGTCGCCAGCGGCAGCACCAACACGCTGGGCGAGACGGTCATGGCGTGGAGCGACTCAACGAGCGTCTGGGCGAGCGTGGAAGGCGTGTCGGCCCGCGAGGCCCTGGCCCTCGGGCAGCAGGAAACGGTCGTCACGCATCGCGTGCGGATGCGGTATCTGCCCGGCCTGACGAGCCAGCATCGGTTCTCGTGGCGGTCCAGGACGCTGGAGATCGTCAGCCTGCTCGAGCACGGCAACCGCAGCGAGCACGAGGCGATCTGTGAGGAGCAGAGCTGATGGCGAAGCCCAAGCCGGATTCAACGCTCAAACTGGATTTGTATTTCCCTGACTTAGACGAGCTGCGCGCCGAGCTTAGGCGGCTGCCAAACAACCTAGCCGCCAAGCATCTTGGGGCGGCGTTGCGAAAGGCTACGCAGCCGGGTCTGACTGCGCTCCGCAAGAACACGCCAAAGGGGCCTACGGGAAACCTGCGGAAATCGATCAAGACGAAGGTGAAGACCTACCCCAAAAACGGTAACGCAGTCGGAATGGTGGGCTATTCGTGGGGCGGCGAGAACAAGGGCTACCACCAAGGATTCATTGAGTTCGGAACCAAGGAGCGAACGACCAAGAAAGGACGTTTCGCATCTAGCTGGAAGCGAAGCAGCTTGACCAATGCCAGCTACACCGCTGGCGGGTTTCGCATCATCAATGCGAAGCGAGGCCGCAACGCCGGAAAACTAGTCACGCAACCGCGTCCGCCAAAGGCGTTTTTCAAGTCGGCCAAACAAGGCGAGAACGTCAAGCTCGGCAAGATGCCAATCGGCGGCCGTACCGGCGTGCCTCCCGTGAAAACGGCGTTCACTCAATCACGGACTGCGATGGAAACAGAACTGCGGTTGCAGCTCGGAGCCCGCATCGAAAAGGCGTGGGCCGAACTTGAGGGCCGCACCAAGCGGGGCCTACAAACGACCTACAACCAATACCGCGAGCGCAAGATCATCCAACGACTTTTTGGTGGCTAGCCATGAAATCCCCCGAAGCCGTCCTCCGCGCCGCCCTGGTGGCGAACACAAACGTGACCTCGATCGTGGGCACGCGGATCTACCCGCTGCTGGCCCCGAAGACGGCGGCCCTGCCGTTTGTCGTCTGGCGTCGGGCGGGTATTAGCCGCGAGCACACCCTCGCCGGGCCGATGGGCATGCCGAACGTGAGCGTGGAAATGCAGTCGCTGGCGGCGACCTACGAAGACGCCCGCGAGGTAGCCGACCGGGTGCGTTTGGTTCTGGATGGCTACGGGGGCACCGTGAACAATACAGAAGTGAAGAACGTCAGCCTCGAGAACGAGTCAGACGACTTCGTGCAGTTGGCGGGCGGCGACCTTCCTCCCGTGTACCAAGTCACGCAGACCTTTAACGTCCTCTGGCAGGAGAACTAGCCCATGTCGGTCACGCCTCATGATGGTGCGGGAACGTCCCTGTCGTTCGCTGGCGCGAACTACACCGTGACCAACATCGTTTACAGCCTGGGGCAGCAGGACAACCAGGAGGACGCAATCGACGTTTCTCACCTCGGCCAGACGACCGGCCAGGCCATCGCCACGATCAGCCGGCCGCTGTCCGGCACGACGGCTGCCGGCGGCACGACGGGCCGCGAGGTCACCGTTGAGTACCTCGGCAAGTCGATCATCGCGGACGGATCTACTGGCACGCTGACGATCACCCACAGCGGCTCGTCGTTCCTGTCGGCTGTGGCCACGGTGGCGAGCTCGAGCGTGACGTTCGCCCTCAACGACGCCATCCGGGGTTCCGCGACGTTCCGCGTGGCCCGCTGACGCATGACGGGAGCCCGTCATGGCCAGTACGCCGCACGCTGGGTCAGGCACGACCGTAACGTGGCGTGGTAGCCCCATCGGCGAGGTGGCACAGATCCGCTACCTCGCCGGCGGCAGCCTGCCCATTGCTCGCCAGGGCGTCTTTGCCGTTGATGCCGGCACCGTGGAGGTGTCGAGCTTTGGCACTGTCTCGCTGGCCACGCAAGGGCTGAAGGGCACGCTGGCCATTACCAGCCAACTGGTCAGCGTGACCACGAAGGCCGTGCTCTTGTCGGTTGACATCGGTGCGACAGTGAACGATGCGTGGCGGACCAAGACCATTTTTCGCATCGTCCAGGAGTAGTAAGCATGGCGCTAACGGCAGATCAGATCCTCGCGGCGGATGACCTCGGCCTCAAGCAAGTCACGGTCAAGGAGTGGGGCGGCGACGTGTTCATCCGCGTGATGAGCGTCGGCGAGCGTGACTCATACGAGCGGATGTGGCTCGGAAAGAAAGAGTCGGGCGTGGACAACTTCCGCACCGAGTACCTCGCGCGGGTCTTGTGCGACGAAAAGGGCGGGCTGCTGTTCACCCGCGACCAGGTCGAGAAGCTCGCCAGTAAGTCGGGCGCGGTGATGGGCCGCCTGTTCGACGAGGCACTGCGGCACAACAACATGAGCGAGGCCGATGTGGAGCAGCTGGGAAAAGGCTAGGAGCGTCGCCCACGCGGCGCTTCATGTTCGCCCTCGCTGGTCACCTGAAAATGACGGTGAAGGAACTGTCGGAGCGGATGGATTCGCAAGAACTCACGGAGTGGATGGCATACACGCGGTACTACGAGGCGCTGCCCGATGCGTGGCGGCAGACCGGGCTGACGGTCAGCGCCTTGTTGGCACCGCACTGCGAGAAGGGCAAGGCACCACGGGCGGAAGATTTCGTGCCGATTGAGAAGGCACCGCAGCACGGCGATCAGATGTTGGCACAGATTCAGATGCTCAAGGCGGCACTAGGCGGGTGATGTATGGCGACGGTCATCGGCGTCGGGATGCAGATGACGGCTTCGGCCGCCGGCATGACCAAAGGTCTGTCGGAAGGCGAGCGTGCGCTTGGGCTGCTGCAAAAGATCGTCGAGCAGAATCAACAGTCGATGGCGAGGTTCGGGCAGCAAGCTACTAAAACGTCTCAGCAGCTCGACGGCCTGACCAAGACGACCACGCTGCTGTCTCGCATTGAGATCGGCCGCCTGCTAATCGACGGCGCGCAGGCCATCGGCAGCGCGTTCTCGTCCATTGCGAATCAGGTTTCCGGCCTGGTGTCGAACGTCAATTCGTCCATCGACACGCTCAATGACTTGTCGGCCCGTACCGGCATCGGGGTGGAGCAGCTCCAGAAGTACGCCTTCGCGGCCAAGCTGGCCGGCGTGGATACCGCCCAATTTGGCACTGCCGTCCAAAAGCTCGCCGTGAACATCGGCAAAGCCACGCCGGGCGGCGAGCTCGACAAGTCGCTGCGGGCCATCAACCTCAGCGTGACGCAACTACGGGCCCTCGCACCCGAGCGGCAGTTCTCTGTGATCGGCCAGGCCATTTCGCAGCTGCCGACTGCCGCCGATCGTGCCGCGGCGTCGGTGGCCGTGTTCGGCAAACAGGGTGCCGCTCTGGCCCCGCTGTTCCGCGAAGGTGCCGCCAGCATCGAAGAGCTGCAGGCCCGTGCCGAGCGGCTTGGCGTCATCGTCAGCGAAACGCAAGTCAACAACGTGGCGGCGATGAACGACGCCTTTGACACCGTGCGAGCCACGATCCAGGGCATCATCGGCCAAGTGATCGGCAACCTCGCGCCGGCTGTCACGGCCGTCACGGAAGAGTTCCTGCGGTTTGTCGAGGAGTGGAGCAGCACCCAGGGCCAGGGCGGCACGGGAATCGCCAACGCAATTACGGACGTGCTGCTGCGAGGTGCCGAATACTTTGCCAGCGTGTTCGACAAGTTCGTGGAGGACTTTGGCTCGTTCTTGCCAACCATTGAAAACGTCAGCACAGGGTTTTTGGCTACGGCCGATACGCTCATCGGAATCAGCGAAACGTTTCGGGCGTTGTTCAACATCTTTGAAATTGCTGGCAACGCCCTGGCGATGGCCCTTGGAAAGTTCCTCGAGGGCATTGGCAGTTGGGTAAGCGACGACGTGGCTCAGTTTGGCCGCGAGCTGCAGGCCCAGTCCCAAGAGGCATACGACAGGAACGCCCGCGAGCTCGAGGCCGCAGCGTCCAACGCTGCCAACGCCGTCGTAGACGTGTTCACCGGCGGCGAGGGCGGCCCGCAGCAGGCAGGACGCGGCGCTGCCAGCCAATTCCTGCAAGGGCTGCAGCGGCAGATTCAGGAGTCCCGCAAGCCCGAGGTGCAGGTTCAGACCAACCTCGCCCGGACGCAAAAAGACCTTGACCAATTCCTGAAAACCGCCACGGACGGCGGCTCCGAGTTCCTGCAGCAATCGCAGGGCACGCTCGAGACGTATCAACAGATGATCAAGAGCGGCGAAACGAACGCCACTGTGTTGCAGATCATGGAAGGGTTCATGAAGAACCTGAACGCCGAACTGCAAAAGGAAAAGGGTTTTCGCGAAGAGGCGCGTGCGGCGGCCGAGGCGCAAGTCAAAGCCGACCAATCGCGAATCGCCAACCTTGAAAAAGCGAACCAGGCACAGAACAAGATCGCCGACGACCTGGCCGCCGTTGAGCGCGAGCAGCTGCGGGTTCAGAAAGAACTGAACGCCGCCCGCGACTCCAGCCAGCGGCAACAGGCTGACCAAGCCACGGCACGATTGGCTCAGCTCGATCAGTTGCAAGCCAGCCTGCAAGAGCAACAGCAGGCCGCGACGCAGGGGTTCACGGAAGGTTTCACCAAGACCTTCGACGTGACGACGAAAGGCATCGAAGACCTTATCCGCAAAACGGACGCGTTTGGCGAGGCCGGGCTGGCGGCGGCCCAGACGTTGCGCGACGGAATTGCCGAAACGCAGGACAAGGTGCGACAAGGATTTCTCAGCCGTGAAGCGTACGAGCAAGAGATCGCTGCACGGCGGCAAGCGTTTGAACTGACCGTCGCGGCCATTCGCCAAGAAGAGCAGGAAAAGCTCGCCGCCGCCAAGCGTGTCGATGACTTCCTGCGCACCGGCATCGACGCCCGCCGCCAGGCCGAACTCGACGCCACGGCACAGCTCGAGGAGCGGAGGAAGCAGGCGGCCCAAAACGTCGCGGCCATCCAGGCCAGGATCGACGAAGAGGCTCGCCGCAACCAGGAGGCCCGCGACAAGGGCAACCTGCGGGACGCCCGAGACAGTGCCGCCCGCCTGCGTCAGCTGCGTGGTCTGCAGCGCGAAGAAGAGCGGATCGCCGAGGGCACGACCAAGCGGGTGCAGCAGACATTCTCCAGGGCGTCGCAACAGCAAAACAGCACGTTCGACCAGTTTGCCAACGCTGCCAGCCGCCAGGTGCAGCAGTTCAACAATGCGGTCACTAGCTCAATCGGCGGCGTGAACGAGGCCCTGGCGGCCAGTGCCGACGGCATGCGCAGCATCTTCCGGCAACAGCAAGCGTCGCTAATGCTGGGCCCGCAGCAGATCGCAGTGGCGGACGCGCGAACTGCCGAGGGTCAGCAGATGATCCTCGACGCGGCGGCCCAGTCCCAAGACCCGCGACTCATCGCCGCTCGGCAGACCAACAGAATCCTGCAGCAGATGGCTACTGGCCTGACAAACAACCTCAACCGCATCGGCATCCCGGCGGCAATCCCATGAGCGTCGTAAGCGTCAAAGAACTGTTTCGCAAGAACGTCTACGAGATCAACAAGGCTCGGCAGCTGACGCGCGAGTTCGTGATCGTGTTGTCCGATGGCGTGCTGGACAGCCCGATGGCCGAGAACGTGCCGTTCAACGCCTCGCAGATTCCAGACCTCGGAGCCGTTCATCCGACCTATGCCGGCTACCGCTGCCGTAAGGTGACGTACACCGAGGGCCACGAGGGCTCGCCGTACCACGTTCACGTCGTGGCTGAGTATGGCGTTATCACCAGTCGCGACCTTCAAGCCCCTACAAGCCGCGCCAGCCTGTGGGAGTTCGACACCGCCGCGGGCGAGATTCCTGCGCTCGCTTACTACGACGGGAGCGGCAACGGCACGCTGCGGCCGCTGACAAACTCTGCCTTCGACTACTTTCCTGGGCTAGTGACGCAGGAGTCCATGATCTCGGCCAAGGTCACGCAGAACTTTGCGTCGCTGCCAACGTCGTGGATCGGTGCGCAGAACTTCACGAACGACTCTAGCTACCTCGGCCGCCCGATGCACACCTGGAAAGTTGCCGGCGTTCGTGTCGCGCAGGCTGAGGAGGAGTTTGGCGGAAGCGTCGTGCGTTACTGGCAGGCGACTGCGGATCTGCACTACCGCCAGAGTGGCCACAACCTCCAGCTGCCCGACGTGGGCTGGAACTTCATCGGCGGCAACCAGAAACGCCGAGCGATGGTGTTTGATTTCCAGAACGCCGAGTGGGTGCCGTCGCCGAATCCCGTGGGGCTCGATGGCAACGGTGGCCTGACGAACGGCGCTCCTGCGATTCTGAACCGCCGCGTGCTGCCGGTCGCCGACTTTCAGTCGCTGTTCGGCAATCCGCCCACTGTGCCCATCAGTTGACTCATGGCCGACCTGACGCAGTTCGACCTGGGCTCGGCAACGCGGATCGCGCGCGTGGTGCGGCACGTCGAGCAGGACGTGCGGACACGGCCGCTGACGTTTGACTCGGTGCAGCAGTCGCAGCGCAAGGTGTTTCGCGTCTGCACGTTCACCGGGGCGTGGAGCAAGAACTCTGCAAAGGTCGTGACGTTCAAGTACCAAACCAGCACGCCGAACACCGTGACAGCTACGAATCTGTTTGCGGCCGTGCC